TATTATAGTAGCTAACTCTTTATTTTGAGCAGAATTTCTATAATGAGTAACAGAGTCATCTATTAGTTTAGATAGTTCTGGTGGAGTTTGTTTGATAATAGTCTCATCAAGATTCTTCTTAACAACACCTAACATATGTCTTGCTGTACCTTTAGCTGTTTTAAGATTAGCATTAATCTCTTTTCTAATAGTAAGCATATCCCCTAAAGGCATATTAGGGTTCTTTGTTACTAACTCTTGTAATGATATTATTTTACTCTTTATAGGGTCTACAGCACTTCCTAGTATCTTGGTAGTGTCTACACCCTTAGTTATATCTCTAGCATCTACAATTACACCTAATTCATTTACTTTATTAGTCATAGTAGTAAAAGACTTGTCTGCCATACTTAAAGCATCATCTACACTTCGTGCTTGAGCTACAGCTTCTACTCCCATAACTCTTTGCTGTACTTGTCTGTTAAACTCTGTTTGTAAATCATCACTTTTCTTCATAACTTGTCTTAATATACCACTAGCATCTGTACCCATATAGTTGGCTATAATCTCAGCGTGTTTTTCTTTAGGAGCATTACCTACTATTGTTTTTAACTCTTTTTCTGATATTCCTTTTCTCTTAGCAAACTTCATAACTGCTTTAGTGTATTCTGCTTTAGGCATTTTACTTATAGCTTTTCCTGCAACTGCTTTAGTAGCTGAGTATCCTAGTTTTCCAATAGGTAAAACATCAAAGGAAACATCTACCATCGCTGGTTCGCTTGGAGCTAACAATACTTCTTCTCCTGTAGCTGGGTCTATGTATGTTGAAGTTAAAGGTTTAGTAGCTTGTTGTTCTATTGCTTGTTGTATTCTAGCTTCTTTTTCAGCCTCTATAGCTTGTGGAGTTTTATATAATGGCTCTTCTATTGTAGCTCCCATACCAAATGCTATCTGTCCTTCTTTCGTTGCTTTAATGTCGTCAGGAGATACATACTGTTCTTGTTGAGCTACTTCTTCTCCTAATCCTCCAATATCAATCAGAGGTTCTTCTTCTTTAGTCTCTACTTCTGGAGTAACAATTGGTTTTTCTGTAGACAAAGCTTTGTTTAAAGCTTCATTTGTAGCTCCTGCATTAATAGCTCCAACATAGTCTTTTCCTTTAGTTCCTAATGACTGGTTAAGTTGTTCGTTTGTAGCACCAGCTTTTATTGCTCCTATAAAATCTTTCATCTTAGAATCCAAACTTAGATAAATCGACTGAAGGAGTATCTGCTTTTTTAGTTTCTATAGCTTTACCTTGTCCTTCAACTTCAGGGTACTGTCTAAAGCGTGTAGCACTAGCAGGAGACGAATTAAATATTTGTCCACCCAATGTATCGTTTTCATCTTTAACACTATCTCTGAAGGTTGACAAGGCTCTTAAAACATAAGTCTCATCTGTTAAGTTTCCACCTAACATTACATCTTCTACAAATGACCTTTCCACATCAGATACAGCTGTACCAGAAGTAGACTTTAGATAACTTAGAAGTATTCTTCCAGCTCTTGTATTGAAATCTACATTATTGAAAGACTGAGCAGATTCTATTCCTATCTTTTTCTCTAGCCATGTTTTTGTACTATCTATAGTTCCTGTCTTTATCTTGCTTGTTGTATCTATATCAAAAGCTTTATTTATATTGGAGATTACTATATGATTATCTTTCATAGATTTAATAGTATCCTTAATTAATGCTTTCTGTGTTGTATCCTTATTAGCAAAGTTTCTATTCTCTACTGATTGCATAGAACCAATGTCAGCTCTTGTAGCTTCCTGTGGAGTATTTAAAAAGTTAGTTCTATATCTCTCAGATGTTTTAAAGTCTTGTGCTTGTTCTGTTAATGCCATATTCTTAGCTACTTCACCAGCTCCAGCTGTAAGCTTAGTTAATGCTGTTCTGTTAAACTCTTGTATTTGTTCTTGAGTAGCATTAGGATTAGCTCTTTGAAAAGCTGTAGTCATTTGCCTTAGAGCATCTCTTCTTTTAACATCTCCACCTAAAGCAGCTAACTCTGTAGCTCTATGATGTCTTTCTACTTCTTGTTGCTTAAGTTCTTCTAGTCCAAATTTCTGTTCAGCCATTTCTTGAGCTTCTAATTGTTTCTGTACCCCAGCTTGAAATTGTAATCCTTGTAACCCTTCTTGTGTTAATCTTGTAGGGTCTACACCTTGTAAAGCTTCTAATCCACCTTCTTTAAACTGTGTCATTACATCAGTAGTATAGTCTCTTTTTACTTCTTCATCTAAGAAAGCGTCTAATTTACCCATTCCTTCACTTAGTGCAGACAACGGAGACTTAGCAGCTTGTTGTGTTAATCCTTGTAGTCTCGCTACATCTATAGGTTTTACTTCTGTTTTATAAAAACCAGCCATACTTACTCCTTATACTGCATAATAGTTGGAAGGAGTTTCTCTTTCCTTCCTTACACCAAATAATCCACTTGTTCCATATTCACCTTGAAATTGTTCACCAGCATAAAGCTCTTTCTCTATTTGTCTCTGTCTCTCTGCTTCAGTAAGACCTATTTGCCTTCTTTGTAAGTCTAACAATCCTTTGGCATAATCCTGTTCACCTTTTATTCTTTGATAATCCATAGCTGTACCAAACAATCCTGCTCCAGCCTTGATAGGCTCTTGGTATTTCTTTAACCAATCCATACCAGTTTCAAATCCCTTGCTAATATCTCCAAACATTCCACTTGTTTGTGGAGTCATCATTTGTCCATATCCTGCTGCTGAAGTTGGCATAAGTCCACCGATATCACCCATAGCTCCTGCTGTATCTTTTGCTCCACTCAAATCTAACCAATCAAAGTTTCCTCCAAATAATCCATCTGCCATATTATCTCCCTTAAATAAGATTTAATAAGATACTCCTAAAGAGTACCCTATAAGTCTTAATCTACTTTACTTACAATAAATCTACTTTGCCATTTATTATACCATTCTTTCTTAGGCATACCTTCTTCATCTGTAGTCATTTTAAACTTCTTGATATAACCACCCTTAGACTTAATGTGTTCGTACATAAATGGAGATACTTCTACCTCTTCTCCAAACTGAATAAGAATATTCTCTTTTCTTCCTCCACCACATAGTCCAAAGAATTGGTCAGGTATATTATCATCATCTCTTGACTCAACAATAATCTTAATCTTATCCTCATTAGCTACTGCTTCTTTAGCTTTCTTCTTAGCTTGTTGCTTCTCAACTACTTCAGCTTCTTTAGCTTCTATTTTTCCTACTAATGTAGCATATCCAATATTATCTCTGAATGTAATACCTAAGTCTCTTGCTTCTTCTTTAAGTAACTCTAACTTCTCATCTATTTCATTTACTTCCACTTGGTTGTTCTCAACTGTTTCCATTGTTTTTCCTTTGTTTTGTTTATAGCTTTTTAGGGCTTAATAAAGTAGTCCTAAGACTACTCTATAAACTCTATGAATTAGAACCTTGTGTTGATGCACAAACCAACGATACGGCATACGCGTCGTTTAAAATTTTGGCCACAGTTGAACTCTTCCAAGCGATAGTTGACCTTTGGTCTAGTGGGTCAGCAGAACCAGCAGAACCTAAAGGCTTAACGATAACACCTGCATTACCTTTACCTCTAACATTTACAACTCCGTAAGCATTAGCACCAAAGATTGGTGTATGATATGTATCAACAGCAGCAGCACCACCATCAGCATTGATATACCCTTGAGTAGTCTCAACAAATCTAGCTTCCTTAACAGCTCCTACTTCACCTTCAGCTAATTCTTTAGTAGAAGCATAGTTCTCAGCAGAAACATATCCTGACAAGTCTTCTAAATCAAAAATTACGTCTGGATGAATAATACCCCAGAAAGCTGCTCTAATAGCACTAGAACCAACACCTGTACCAGAACTAATCATAGGAGTAGTCTTCATAGCATTTTGATTCTTTAACTGTAAGATAGCTTCTTTAATGTAAGCAACTGTAATAACATCAGATACATCTAGTGTAGCTTCTGTTGTATGGTCTCCAGAACATAAAACTGTATTAGCTAAGTTAGGAACGATTGCATCTCTCCATACTTGGTCTAATGTTTGACCCATTTGATAACCTAGAATATCAGTAGCTTCTGCAACTGTATTATCTAATCCATGTACATCTACCATATCAGTTAATGTAACAAAGTCACCATATTGAACTACTGTAGCATTAATATCTGTTACAGCTAACTGTGAACCAGATGGTGTGATACCTTCAGTTAATGGAGTAGTAGCTACTGCTAAATTAGAGTATCTTCTAAAGTTTGTTCTTGTACCATTCTTTGATGGTAAACCTCTCATTTGTCCGTACTTATCGTGTACTAGTAACGCTTCAGCTCTTTCTAAAAGATTTCTATCATAGAACCCTTGAATGTTAGCTGGTAATTGTGTTAATGTTGTATTTGAGATAACATATCCTTTTCTCTAATTATCATATCTCTCGTGAAAGAGTTGATATGACTTTTTCTTAACTATATAGTTAATTGATGTTCTTGTAATTCCGTATATTCTAGCTACTTGTGCCTGAGATATACCTTCTTTCAATAACTGTAGCACAGATACAAATTCATCATAAGTAAAAGTTTTTAGACCGTTTCCTTTGTGACCAAGTTCTTTGTATGAATGCTTCTGGTTTTCAGAGTCTGTAGCCCATTCAAGATTAGATACATCGTTATTAGATTTTATCCCGTCCTTATGGTTTACAGTTCTCTTATTAAGAGGATTAGGAATAAAAAGCTCTGCCACTAGTCTATGTACATTAACATCTTTTCGATGTCCTTTGTATTGAATAGCAACCTTTGGATAGCCGACTCTTTTTACTAGACTCAACTTTTTCAAATTACCTTTCTTTTGCATAGAAAATACATCTCCCTGATTTGAGACATAATACCTAGTATCTAAGTAGCGTTTTATCACCTATCTATCCTTATCTAAATGCGATGTAATATACTACATCATTTTCAGCTAGTAACGAAGCAGGAATATTAAATCCTCTTG